TTAATGTTTTTAGGAATACTAGTGCTCGTAGTAGCATTGCTTGTTGTATATTTTGAAACTAAATTTAGAGATCAAAATCATAAAATTTCTTCTATGCTGAGTCTTGTTTCTTCTTTAGCCGAAGAAGTAAATGGTTCTAAAATGATTATTCATCAATTAACAATGAATCACCAACCACAAAACCAACAATTTTTTCAACAACAACAACCCAATTTAGAAAAAAGAGTATTTCAAAATGATAATTTAATTCTTGTTTCTGATGATGAAGAAGATTCTGATGATGAAGAAGCAGACGAAAGCGAAGCAGACGACTCTGATTCTGACACAGCAAGTGAAATAAGTATTGATGAAAACGTTGATGATGACGATAGTGATAACAGTGTTATAGAGATTGGTGATTCTGCGAATAGTAATGATGTCAAAGTTTTGAAATTGAATATTAAAGATGACGATAGTGAATCTGGGGACGAAGCAAGCTTAGAAGAAATGGATGATTTATCGGCCGCAAGCTTAGAAGATTTAGACGATAGCAGCACGAGCAGTGTATCCATTAAGGAAGAAAAAAATGATAATATAAAATCAATGGACTTTAAATCTATCAATATTACTTTAGAAGAAACCAAACCAGAACAACCATTGGATTATAGAAAAATGGCGCTACCCAAATTAAGAAGTATTGTCGCCGAAAAGGGTCTCTCATCCGATTCTTCAAAGTTGAAGAAAAATGAATTACTTAAATTGCTTGGAGTTGAATAAGAATTTTATCTTGTAAATATATAAATGTCGTGGGGCACTTGCTATAGCGGTTCTAATAATATTCATTTTAATTTTCCTCCAATTATGGCGGATGGTCGCAACTTTGCACAATGGCAACCTGATGCTGTAGTCAACAACAGAATACAACAAAAAGAAGGTATCACAAATAACTGGAGCTATCGCCAATATTTACAGCAAAATGGTCTTCAAATTATGAACTATAATACTACTGAGGCGTGTTACGAATTGGGTCTCGACCCACACGTCCAAACCGGCAAAACACCGTCCGATAATGTGCCATATACATTTAAGTCTACATTTGACACTGGGAAGCCGGGTTTTGGATACTGTAACAGCGATTTGAAGAATCCTTACTTGTCGCGTGAACAATTGAACTCGAGGTTGATTGCACCATCTATCAATCCTCAAGCCTATACAAATAAACAATAAATATTATATACAATTTGTAAACAATTTAATAACAAGTATTTTAATAATTAAATAATATATGAAAATACTTAGTATAGATGTTGGTATCAAGAATTTAGCCTTTTGTCTTTTTGAAAAATCAGAAAATTCTGATTATTTTAAGATTACAAAATGGGATACAGTTAATATTTCGGAACAACATGAAATCCAAAATTGTATTTTTATCGATAAAAATGGTCTATGTAATAAACCAGCAAAATTTAAAAAAGATGACCAATGCTTTTGTTTAAAACATTCTAAAAAACAAAATTATCAAATACCAACATCCGAATTAAAATCGTCTTCTATTAATAAACAAAAAATTCAAAAACTATTTGAAATTGCTGACAAATATGGTATTAAATATCCGACGAAAATAAAGAAGGTCGATTTAGTAACAAGTATTAATGAATACATTAAACAAAATTATCTACAAGAAATTGAGGTCAAAAAAGCAGCCGATGTTAATTTATATAATATTGGAATTAATATTAAAACGCATTTTGACAAATTGTTTTCAGATGAGGTTTGTATTGATTCAGTGATTATCGAAAATCAAATTAGTCCAATAGCGACTCGAATGAAAACGATTCAAGGAATGTTGGTACAATATTTTGTAATGTGTCCTGTAAATGTGAAAAATGTGGAATTTATTTCAGCTTCAAATAAGCTTAAGTGTTGTGATATTAAAGACAAAACCAAGTATAGCGACAGGAAAAAAATGGGTATTGCAAAATCTTTAGAAATAATTACAACTGATTATCGATTTTCCGATAAACTCGATTATTTTAACGCACATAAGAAAAAAGATGATTTAGCAGATTCTTTTTTACAAGGATTATGGTTCCTATCAACTTTATCAACGAAGTTATGAAAAGTTTAAGCGCAGCAAAAACAAAAGTAAAATTAAATATATTTTATTTTTAATTATAAAAATATATTTAATTCGCGTATGACTTAAAATTATATGTTCTATTTAATGAATAATAATGGCTGAAATGATTGAAATATCGGAACTCGATTTTAATGATAATTCGGGAGGTAGCAATTGGAATAATAAGTCTACTAATTTTGGAGGAGGGCTTGAATTTTTAATGAACGACAAAATTAAAGAAAGTTCAAAATTGTCAAGTGATATTGATTTAGACGATTTAAATAATTTAGAAAATGAATTGAATAATTTAGTAGATGATATTCCAAATACAAGTAGTGGTGGTAGTTATAAACCTGCTTCAGATATGTTTTCGGCACCAACTTCTATATTTAATGACGACAAACCATCGGTCCGTTTTAGCGACGGAGGTTCTTCTGGTGTTGGAAGAGCCACATCTGATTTAGGAGGTGATGCTAAAACTTGGGATGGTTACGGCAAATTTAATAATGTGCCTATCAACCCTGATAAGGGTCTACCATCTCAACCACAATTAACTAAAGAAGAAATGTTAAGAGAGAAGTTCAAGTTCTTGCGCAAGTTAGAGGCGCTTGAGAAGAAAGGTGTCGAGTTGTCAAAAAAATACTCAATGGATTCCTCGTTACAAGAAATGATGGGTGAATATGAGACCATTATGGAGGAGAAAACAAAGAGTAACTCGGTTAAATTTCAAGGCAATATGCTTATGGCTGTTATCAATGGAATTGAGTTTTTGAACGGACGTTTTGATCCATTTGATATTAAGTTAGATGGTTGGTCTGAACAAGTGAATGAGAACGTTAGCGACTATGATGAGATTTTTGGTGAGTTGTACGAGAAATACAAGAGCAAGGCTTCTATGTCGCCCGAAATCAAATTATTGTTTCAACTTGGTGGCAGTGCTATGATGGTCCATATGACAAACACTATGTTCAAGTCTGCTATGCCAGGTATGGACGATATTTTGAGACAAAATCCCGATCTGATGCGTTCATTCCAAAATGCGGCTGTTAATTCAATGGCTAATACCAGCCCCGGATTTTCCGGTTTTATGACTAATATGATGAACCCTGAAGTTCCCAGTGGTATGGGACCTCCTCCTCCGATGGCAACACAGGGCCAATACGCGCCTCCTCCTCCTCAAGGAAGAGCAGGAAATAATAATTACTCGAACCGACCAGATTTGAATATGAGTCGAAGTAATTTTACCGATGAAGGAATCAGTTTGAGAGAAAATTATGGTAATACTGATGAAAGAAGCAATAGAAGACCTGCTAGTAGTCGTCCTGAAATGAAGGGACCCAGTGATATTACAGATATTCTCTCTGGACTTAAAACTAAGACTATTAATATCCAAGAGCCAACACCAAGTCAAAATGTAAATAATGATAGCAGTACTATTAGTATTAGCGATTTGAAAGATTTACAAGGTGATGGAAATATGCCGAAGAAAAGTCGCAGAAGACCAAAGTCATCCAGTAACACAGTTTCTCTCGATATCTAATCTACTTTTTCATTACTTTGTGAAACGAAGTAATGAAAGGTTGAATCAAACTGTAAAAAATCATATTATATTTAACCATTTACAAAAAGCAAGCGAAAAAACATTCAATAAAATTATAACAACAATATGAATGATCTGTAACAGGGTTACCTAATAATTTTTTACCTAATGTATCTTCTTCATCTTGTTTGTAATAAATATCTTCAATATTTATATCTACTTCTGGTTTATTCATAATTATATAATTATATAACAATTATTTTTTATATTTATTGTCTTATGTTATTATTTAAATATAATACAATATTAATTTAGTAATGAAAAAACTTGGTACTAATACTAATAATTGTTCAAAGGGTGGTGGAATATGTCCAAAAGGTGGGGTAAAAATACACGAAACCTACTCAAATTCTAATTCTAATTCTAATGTAAATTTGAATTTGG